CTTTTTGATTTTACCTATCCCCCAATAGATCTTTCCGATCCGATTAGAAATGAAAAATATCCATTCACCTATTACCCAAATTGTGGAGCCCTTGTTCCCGACGAGGGAATAGAGATCCATACTAGATCCGATTCATCACAATGGTATTCAGGAACTCCGTATAATAAAAGATATTCTAAACGTGCTATTATTGGTAAAATCTTAGGAATTAAACCTGGATTCATTTTAAAAAATCACAATCCCTACGATTGGAGGAGAGAAAATATTATCTGGTTGGATTACGGATCAAGTTATCAATGGAAAAAAGAAAATGAGATTATACTAAAGGCAACGCTAGATAAAATAAAACGGAATAATTTATGTCCAAGCATACTAGATTATGAAAAATTCTTCGAGAAAAATAAGGGTAATCTGGATCAATGATACAAAATTCTATATTCCAGTCAAAATAAACGGACCAATTATGACCAACTATAACTTCAACACCTCTGATATTCTTTACATGATGCCGAGGAACATAATGAAATATCTAACAAAATCAGATTTCTCACTTATCATAGCAATAGAACCCCACACATTAGAAACAATGGAAAATTTGGAAATCCTACTTTGGAATTTCGAAGTAGAGGAAGCCTATGAATGGTGCGCGGTTATTAAAAAAGAAATAGATTTTAGAGTAGAAACTTATAATAAACACAAGAATGGCGAGGAAGAAACAGGGAAAGACCTACCTATACAAGGTTGAGGTTGGTGGGGTAACTAGGTACATAGGTATAACTAATAACCTAAAACGTAGGGAAACCCAACATAATTCTGGTCTTAGTAAAGGGGAAAAGAAAGAGCTTTATGATTTCTGTAGAGAAGAAGGTATCTATAAGATCCAATTAATCGAAATGAAAGAATTTAAAATCAGAATAGAAGCCAAAAGATATGAGTGCTTTTTAATTCTGTGTGATTATTTTGGAGTTAAAAGATTGAAACAAAAAGTACCGTCCATATCGGATAGATAACCTTAAAGTAATAGATTATGATTAAAAAAATATTATTGTTCAGCATATGCATTCTATTTACGTTTACAATAGGGTGTGGCGTGAAAAGTAAGTCCGTACAGGAAGAGAGAAAGGAAATTAAAGAACATGTTGACTCGACCGGGACCAAACTCGACGTGTTAATTAAAGTTAAAGACACACTAAAGCAAGACGAGTGTTTTGAGAATACCGGAGAAGCAGACATCATTATAGAGCGACCTGATGGTAGTAAAATACGAGTACCTAAAAAGGGTGCGTATAAGCAATCTAAATCCCAAACCCATAGTAACACATTCGAAAAGAAAGAAAGTTCAGCAGCGGTAAAGAAAACGACTACTACAAAGACGAATGGGTATAAGAAAGAGAAAGATGTTACACGTAAACCATTTAATATTGCCTGGTGGTTAATAATAGTAATAATTGTCCTGATATATGTTCAGTATAAATTGGATAATAAATAAATCCGCACTCAGATTTAGGACTGGTAATTCAGTCCTTTTTTGTGGGTTATGATCTTCCCCGGTGAATAGTACTATTTAGAATCAGTATAAATAGACTAATTACTAAAACTTTTTTAAAAAAATACTACTTTTCATGGGAACTATTTGATATATAACTCATATAATATTCAAATATTATAAACTAAAAATAATTTTAAAAAATGGAAAATCCAAAAAGAAACAGAAAAAAAGTAGTTACTATCTCAATAAGACCGGAGGTATGGGAAGAATTTATGAGATATTGTCAAGAAGAAGATAAATCAGGATCCGCATTAATCCAAGATATGATAAAGGATCTTCTTAAAAATAATCAATAATTAAAATGAAAAAATCAAAAATGCTAAAAAACACAATGGGTTTATCCTCCTTCTGGATGATAAACAAAGCACTTACAAAAAAAATAGGTCTCGAAGAAACACTGGTTTTACAACATCTTATTGATATGTCAACGCTCGATATAATGGGTGATGAATTTTTTCATACAGTTTCTAAAATTTCCGAAGAGACCTGCATATCTGAAAGAAAGATTCCAACGATAACAGCAAAACTTCAGGAATTAAATCTAATTGATATAGTTAGAAAGGGTGTACCATGTAAAAATTACTATAAAATAAACGACGAATCCATTCTAAATTTACTTTCTAGTGATAACGAAATTCGTAAGTCTAGACCCACGAAAAATGGGGTGACTAGAGATACGAAAAACGACGTGTCTATTAGAGAGAATAAAAGAAAGAATAAGAGAGATAACATTCTCTCTACGATCGAGAAAGATACCCAATTTAATTCACCAGAAAGTTCTTCAGCATTATTTCAACTAGATAGCAAGCACAATTGGGAAACTATTCTATCCTTATGGATTACTGAAGAATCTTCGTCAGTTCTTAGTGCTGTTTATAAAAAACACTTTCTTAATATGGATAGGAATAAGCAAGAGGGTATTGTTCAGTTCATTAAAACACTAGGTTCCGACCTACAGTTCATGAGAAAGATATGGATTAGTTCTTTTCTTAAGAATGGTTCTGATCTGGATTCATTAAAAAAAGATATAGAAAGAAAAAAACAATTTAATAAACTAAATACACATTCAAAAAATATGGATATAGCTACACAAGAAGAACTTAAGAAATCTTCAGATGGAGCTATAGATATGAATCAATACTTTTAATTATGAAAAAATTCGATATACATCAAGACAAACTAAGTTTATTTCTTAGTAAAATATACGATAATCCTATTAACGGTTGGGATACTAATAAAGGTTTTATACTACTGGGATCTACCGGTATAGGCAAGACCTCAAGTTGTAGAAAATTCTTTTCTGAATCTGAAATGGAATCTGAAAAAGGAAATGGTAAATTTAATAAAATGTATTATTTTGATTCATTCGATTTAACTAGGGATCACATTAATAATGCTTCTTCTTGTGACTATTGGCTTTTTATAGATGATTTAGGAACTGAACCCCAATTTAGAAACCATTTTGGTACTCAGGAATCACCAGTTCTTGAAACATTATTAAGAAGAGCTAATAACATGGAAAAATATTCAAATTCTAGAGGTAAGGTATTTGCTACCTCTAATAAATCATTAGAACAGCTTAATGAATTTTATGGTCCACGACTTTATTCCAGACTTAATACATTATTTAATGTTGTTATAGTTTCTGGAGAATTAGATCATAGACAATCCCACTAAATTTCGTAATTTAACCAGTGTTTAAGACACGCTAATAGATTTTGTCTATCTACATATGATTCAATTCAAAAGTGTGTCTTAAAATAAAAATATAAAAAAAGATAATCATGAGAAAAGAAACACAAGCACTTATCGATCTACTTAAAGGATCTTCGGAAACCAACTATCTTGAAACCAATCCGGTAGATTTAGCGATAGAATTGGAATGTTCGGTTACCGAAATATATTCCGCAATTAGATTTCTAGTAAAAATCGAAAAAGTTAATGCAATATCCGACGATTTTGGTTTGGTTGGATTATATCTAAAATAAATCAGTTGGATATATAGATTGTTCGTTAATTAAATTTATATTTTTTTCAGATTGGGTTGGTCTAAAAGTCAACCCTTTTTTGTGGTATTTTATTTCTAACATTAATTTTACATCAATAAATCGTAAACTAAGGAAACCGCGCGATATTCCGGACCCCAATAGTAATATATATGTAGTTACAATATAAAGTAACAAAAGAAAAAATAATTTAATTAAAATGAACAACACAAATGAATTCAAACAAATCCCAGGTTACACTAACTACGAATGTAATCGAATCGGAGACATCAGAAGAATCGGAGCCAACTCTCCTCTGAGAACATCTAAAAATAATAAAGGTTATTTACAGGTAAAGGCAGGTAACTCTTCATTAAGATGTCACAGAGCAGTTGCTTTAACTTGGATCGGCGTACCTGAAGATTCAAACCTAATGGTTAATCATAAGAATCATATAGGGACAGATAACAGAATAGAAAATCTAGAATGGACAAGCAATAGAGAAAACCTATCACATGCTTTATTAAAAAGAAATAAGTCCTCTAAATATATCGGGGTTGGTTGGATTAAATCGAAGGGTAAATGGAAAGCATCAATAAAGATAGACGGTAAATCAGTATTTCTTGGGTATTATGATTTAGAGGAAGACGCAAGAGATGCTTATTTAAGAGCACTTACCGAGAATGGTATTACTAATAGATACACAGCAAACCCAACCAAATGGGAACAATTAACAACAAAAATAAACACATTTTTATCAAGATGGAACTAATAGAAGGAAAAGTATTTTACGAAATATTTAAAACAACAGACAAGAATTGGATTTCTAGAATAACCACAAAAGAAATAAAAGAGTCCACGGGTTATTCGGAAGATTTAATACAATACATTAAATTGTTACTCGAAAGATCAGGAGAAATCACAATAATGGAAAGATCAATTAAAGTTAACGCAACGAATTCAAGATTATATTAGAAATTGGCAGGTAAACCCTGCCTTTTTTGTGTAGATATATAGAGTATAAAAATAATTAAAATGAATGTTTAACAAATTAAAAACCCCACAAAATAGTAGAGTGCTAGTAATAGCAGACTTACACTGTCCTTGGGATCACGAAGATTATCTAGAACATTGTAGAAAAGTATATAGGGAACAAAAATGTAATAAAGTCGTATTTATAGGGGATGTAGTTGACTTCGCTTCTCTTAGTTACCACGAAAAAAATCCAGATATGCCAGGGGCGGCCGACGAGATAAAAATGTCTATGGAAAGATTAAGTAGATGGTATAAAGCTTTTCCTAATGCAATAGTCATATATGGTAATCATTGCAATCTTTATTATAGACGTATGGTTACTGCTGGTATACCCTCAATGTTTAGAAGAGAGCTAAACGACATCCTAAATGTACCTAATTGGAAATTTATGGATAGCATTACAATAGACGATGTTTACTACTGTCATGGGATGGGAATGAATTCGGTTGCTAGAGTTAAATCAAACTTCAAATCGGTAGTGCAGGGGCATTATCATAGTTTATGTCATATACATTTCTTTGAGGGACACGATAAAACATTATTCGCTTTGCAAACTGGTATAGGTATTGATCAATCTAAACAAGCTTTTAATTACGGTAAGTGGGGTAAGAAAGGAACGGTTGCTTGTTCAGTGGTTCTAGACGGTACTCAACCCATAATATTTCCAATGAAATTAATTAAATAAATAATGATGAATAAAAAAATATTATTAAGAAAAAAATATATATTTTATATTACTGATATTACTGAGACCTACGAATTATACGATAGCAATTATAAAAAATGTCTACATATAAAAGGAACTTCTGTTGTGTTAGATGGAAGAATAACAACCTTAGTAATACCTAAAAATAAAGCATTAAAAAGAATTTACTGATGATATACAATAAATTAACTGATGATGATATATTGGAATTGCTGAAGAATAATAAGTGCCCAATAAAATCATTTATAGAAAGAAATAAATACCTAGCAAGAAAAACTTATATTGCCAGATCAGAAGAGATCGAGTGGGTGGTAGATAAGGATGTTGCAGAATACATTCCTGAATTAATAGAAAAAATATATACAATAAAACAAACCAAATGGAAAACGAATCTAAAGGTCTAGGAGACACAATCAAAATAGATATATAATATAAAAATAATAAACATAAAATAAAAAAACAGTTTTTAAATATGGACAAAAATATAACAGTGGAAGATTTCCTTAAAGAAATGGGACCACAGTTTCATACCAGACTTATGCTCTACTACGAGAATAAATTAAAGGATGAACACAAACCGGATAACGATACAATTATCTCTTTTGAATTTCCTCAGGGTGAATACTCTATTAAATATGGTCTTTTAAAAGAAAGAGCCGACCAGGAAACACTAAAACTCTTAGATGATAATGGTCTAAAAATAAATATGGGTCCTTTAAGTTCGGACCAAAAAAGAATACAGAAAAAGTCTAAAGTTATCGACCTTATTTCTACTAAAAATAATGTTTCTAACGATGCAGATAACGGAGAGCCAGTATAATAAATGGATGAATCTATCAAAAATTATATGCTCTGATGAACAATCCGCCGAGGACATTTTACAGGATCTTCTACTAGCATTAATGGAAAAACAAGTTCCGGAAGAAAAGATTAACGATAACTACATCTTTATCTCCCTACGAAATAGATTTCTTACTCATTTAAAAAGGGAGAAAAGAACAAGTGGGGAATTAGACTCTGCCAAATATCTGGCTGAGGATGATTGCAACATCGAAGAATTGGAAATGGGTGATAAGGGAAATCTATTAATGTTGGATTGCATTAAAGAAGTATTGGGTTCTCTTAGATCTTACGAACAAAAGATGTGGACGCTACATCATATGTACGATCTTTCGCAAAGACATATTGCTAGGGAAACCGGGATTTCCCACGTAGCTATTAACAAACGTATCAATAACATAAAAGAAAAAATTAAAGAAAACTATAATGGCAAAAAAGAAAAAAACTAAAGAGGAAATAGATCTTACCCAACCGGTTGTGAATGAACCAATTCCTTCCGCTGGGCTGGGCGATACTATTGCTAAGATTACAAATTTCTTTGGTATAGAAACTTGCGAGGGATGTAAATCAAGACAAGCACTATTCAATAAATTATTTCCCTATCTAAATCCTTCCCGCCACCTTACTGGGGAGGAGGTGATTTTCATAGATAGTCTAAATTCAAAAAGGAGTATGGAATCTGAGGAAGCCAACAGACTTTTCTCACTTTATAATGAGGTTTTTGTTTCTAGAAATCCCATCCAAAGATGCAATTGTCCGGGTACAATTTTAAAATTAATAGAGAGACTTCATGTTCTCGCACATATAAACGATAATAACTAAACCATGCCAATTAAAAAAGGGACACGATGTACGAGGATGTTATGTTAAATGGGGTGATGCAGGTGCACACTACTATTATTCATGCGAGTCCCAACAAGAATATGAAGCTGCTAAAATAAAAGCACTTAAGCAGGGTGCTGCTATAGAAGGTTATTTCAAAAATAAAAAATAATTATTGTAATATGGAATCTAATGAACCAAAAAAAATCGGAAACCCAAACTGGGGAAAGGGAATAGTAACCAATCCTAATGGTAGACCGAAAGGAGCTAACAACAAGGTAACTACTGAGATCAAGGAAGCTTATATAAACTTAATCCAGGGTAATCTTGGATCTATACAAAATTGGTTAGATAGGGTAGCGGTAAAAGATCCGGGTAAAGCAATAGAACTACTACTTAAAATCTCCCCATTCGTTATTCCTAAATTAACAGAAGAAACTAATCCGATGCCAATCAATATTGTGCTACCGAAGGGAGTTACAAAAAATGACATTACAGACACCGAAAATAATGATTAATGGATTTATATTAAAATCTTACGAAAGTGTTGCTAATGCAAAAAAAACAAAATCATAATGTCAGAAAACATAACATTTAAGTTTCTAGACGCATATAAAGACATATTCGACCCCCGTTATACCTATTATGTGGTAAGCGGGGGTCGTTGACGAGCATCCGGAAAATCTACTAATATAGCAGCATATTTTTTATTGTGTTTGATTGGCGGGGATTACTTTAGAGGTGTTATTGCAAGGTACACCCAGAAAAGTATTAAGTCTTCCATTTATAGGGATATTCTGGATCTTGCAGATTCCTGGGGTATTACCAAATATCTTAAGATAACTGGGGACGAGATTATCTATACGCCAAACGGAAACATGATAATAACCCACGCCATGAGATTGGCCGACGGTTCTATGACTGCAAAGGGTAAAGGTATTTCTAATGTTAGTCATCTTTTAATCGACGAGGCTACTGAGTTACCGTCGGAGGAAGAGTTTATTAAGTTAAATGACTCCCTAAGAATGAAAGGGGTTGAAAGAAAGGTGTTTATTATATTTAACCCGATCGAAAAAAGTCACTGGATTCACGGAAGATGGTTTATAGATGGCCGACCAAACCCAATATGGCAAGATGATCATTGTTTTATTCATACAACTTGGAGAGATAACGAGGAGAACTTGGATCCGAAAAAGATTAAAGAATGGGAAAGAACCAAAACACTTAATCCTGGCTATTATGCCCACCACATTCTGGGTGAATGGAAAGATTTCGTAGAAGGACAGATCTTTAGTGATTGGCAATGGGTTTATGATCCACACCCGGAAGCTGATACTGTTTACGGATTGGACTTTGGTTTTTCTAATGATCCTTGCGCTTTAGTTAGGGTGGATAAAAAGAATAATAGTATTTGGGTAAAGGAATTACTCTACGATACAGGCATGACCAACCAAGATATTTGCGAGGCCTTAGAGAGATTTGGTATTTCCAAACGTGACACAATTATAGCCGATAGTGCCGAACCTAAATCAATAGAAGAAATTAGAAGAATGGGCTGGAATATAAAACCCGCAGCAAAAGGACCGGATTCGATTAGATCTGGTATTAATAAGATCAAGGATCACGAGGTTTATGTTGATCCAAATTCAAAGCATATTATTTATGAATATCAGAACTATGCCTGGAATAAAGGAACAAACAAACCAATTGATAATTACAATCACTTAATCGATGCCTTTCGATATGCACTAAGTTTAGAAAAGGTAACGGTGAAAAGGTTTGCAATTAGTGGGATAAGATAAGAAACACTAAAGACTAATTTTGTTTTTAGATAAATATAATAAATTAAGATAATGAATCAATTTTATTTAGTGGTAGATTTTTTAAAGACAAGACTGGAGGGTAACCCTAATGTGAATACCACTTTATTCGGGAGAACTGACGATAAAGATCTTTATAAGAAGAATATTTATCCAATAGCTCATATTAACCCGGTTGGAGCTAATATTACATCAAAGATATCCACATTTAGTTTCGAAATAGCAGCATTAGATCAGAGAGACATTTCAAAATCTATTGCTACCGATAAATTCGAGGGTAATGATGACGTTCAAGACAACTTAAACGTGACTTACGCAATATTAAATGATCTGGTAACTTGGTTACTTAGACAAAACAACGATGAATTTATTGAAATATCAGCTGTTAGCCAATTGCAACCCCTTTTATTTAAGGACTATAATCTTTTAGATGGGTGGGTAATAAGAGTAGATTTAACAATTCCAAATAATATAGATATCTGTTAATGAACACCTGGCAATCAATAACTGATTATTTATCGACGATAGAGTCTGATATAGCCAAACGCGCACCGAGAAACACTGGTGCGCTTGCTAATTCAGTTACTGCAAATCTTGAACCTACTGAGGATGGTTTTGAAATACAGATCTCAATGCTTGATTATGGGGTATTTCAGGATTTGGGTGTAAACGGAACGGAAGTAAATTGGGGATCTCCATATTCATTCAAAAAGAATATTCCATCCTCCGCTTTCTCCAGTTACGCCCCAACTTTAAGTGGGCAATTTGCAATAGCTACTTCAGTTAGAAAGAATGGAATAGAACCTAAGAATTTTATCCAACCTGCAATAGAAACACATTTAGATCAATTAGCAACATATGCTGCCGAAGATATCTGGGATTACTGGTATCAACAAAATAAATAAACTAAATAAATACTAATGAGTAGAAAATTAACATTAGACATAAATTTCATAGATACACCAAGGGATGGTGATGTTTTTGGATACCAAATAAGCAATAATGGTGTTCCCCTATCATTTAATGGATTTGATGGTTGGGATAAAACATTTAAGGGATCAACAGATTATACTACTGCTAATGGTAGAATAATGTCACTGAATGCAAATTTAAACCCTAATACAACTGATAATACAGATATTGGTAGTGGATTTAATGGGATAGTAAATGCTATTAAGAAACAAAGTGATGGTAAATATATTTGTGTAGGTGGTTTTACATCTTATCAGGGCATTACATTATCATCAAGAAAAATATGTAGATTAAATACAGACTTTACGTTAGATACTTCATTTACCCCGCCGGATTTTCCATCAGATATATCAGCTTTAGAAATAGATTCATCAGATAGAATATACATTGGAGGTTTTGACACAATAGGGGGTAAGGGAAGATTATGTAGATTGGGTTCAAACGGAACACAAGATTTAGCTTATCCTGTAGGTACTGGTTTTGATAGACCAGTTTTAGGAATTAAATTACAACCGGACGGAAAACTAATTGTTGTTGGTGTTATGTCATTATGGAATGGATCAACACCTTGTAAAGGTATTATTAGATTAACCACTACTGGTATTAAAGATGCTAGTTTTAATGGGGTAACTCAAGGATTTATCTTAAATAACAGTTTTCCAAGAACCGTTGATTTATTAGCAAATGGTAGTATAGTTGTTGGCGGGGATTTTTATTCGTATAATAATATAAGTTGTGGGAATCTTGTTGTTTTAAAATCAAGCGGTGCATTTTATACCGGAATAACTGATGTAGATAATTCACCGTCCGGAACATTTGGAGATAATGTCTTGAAAGTTCTTGTGGATAATTTAGATAGAATATATGTGACTGGTAAATTTGAGAGATATGGAGGTGCCATTACTTGTAATAAAATTATAAGAATGAAACAAAATAGTTCTTTATTATGGGTACCCGATTTAGATTTTGCTGTTATTGCTGATGGTTTAGATAATGGAACATCAACAACTGTTACGGGTGGTTATGATATGTTATTTAATGATGATGGTAATTTGGTTGTTGTTGGTAATTTTGGAACGGTGCAAGGAACATCAGCCCAGAATATAGCAGTTCTTGACCCTGATGGAGTACTATCACCAAATGGTGAAGATACAGGCGGTGTATTTAATTCCACTGGGTTTCCACCAATAATAAAAACTATATCAAACTTGGGAGATAGATTTATTATAGGTGGTTCGTTTAACACTTATTCCAACGTAGGAATCCCTGCAGTATCATCACAATTTGTTATTCCAATTGCAGAAGAATTAACTGTAAATTTTGGAGATGGCTTTTATAACGGTACTGTAGATAATTATACCCCAACTTCTATAGCAGTCAGAAACAATAAGTTTGTTGTAACTGGTAACTTTATTAGTTATGATACAAATGGTGCTAATAAAGTAGTTAGAATAAACCCTGATGGTTCTTATGATTCAACTTTTGATTCGTCGGTAGGTGTTACCTCTAGTTTATTATCCAATGCATTAGAATATACAGCTATAGATAAAGATGATAAAGTTTATATCGTTGGTGATATTGTATCTTATGATGGTAACACAACAACCAACGTTACAAGAATAAACTCAGACGGTTCATTTGATAATACTTTCGATACAGGATCCGGTTTTAATACAGCTGCTGTGGTTTCTATTCTACCAGATGATGTAAACGGCGGTGCTTTATTTCTTGGTGGATTCACCCAATATAATGGGGCAACAGCGGGTTATATCTCAAAAATATTAGATGATGGCGCCTTAGACCCAACGTTTAATGTGGGTACAGGTTTTAATGGTCCTACACTTTCTATTATTGATACAGGTAATGGTTATGTTATAGCTGGTGCTTTTACTCAATTTAATGGGGTATCCCAAAATCGTCTTGTTAAATTAAACTATGATGGTTCAAAGGATACTAGCTTTATAGCTAATGCTTCTGATGCGATAAACGGTTTGGTTAAACAAAGTGATGGTAAGATAATTTGTCTATTTAATGGTACATATAACGGCGTAACAATCGCCGGTAATATGTTTAGAATTAAAACAGATGGTTCTTATGATCCGACATTTGATAGTACATCTTATATTGCAGGCGGCAGTGGAGCACCAAGAAACCTTATTGAAGTTGATTCGCAAGATAGAATATATGTTTTTTCATTTAACGATTTAACAGTAATAAGATTTACTAAAGATGGTGTACTTGATACAACATTTGTTGTAACGGAATTAGCAGGTATTAATGCTCAAACTAATTATCTAAAATCCATGAAGATGTACTTCAATAACTTAGTTGTTGTTGGTAATATTGAAGTTAATAGTACACCCCAAGGTATAGCCATGCTAGGTGAAGACGGTAGTGTTGTAACAACTGATGTTGATAACTACCAAACTATTATTAATACGTATGATAATTTAATAACTTTTAATTCAGGATATGGTATACAATATCAATTATTACCCGATAAGGTCAGAATGCTTTACACATTTGACAATAATGAAATAGTCATTAATAATGTTTATGAAACAACAGACTATGTGGAAATAACATTTACTAACGAATCACTTACTCTACCCGAGTTAGTTGACGAAATAGTGGTAAGAAGTCCATATTTAGTAGAAAGCACAGACCCTTCTTTCGATAGTGTTAATTATAAAGTTAAAATATTTGAGGGTAGTATTTTTGCTGGAGCTTCTGGTCCGGTAAGTTATGATATTACAAAAGGTAAATTATTTGCTGGTCAGTCACAAATTTATATTAATCTAAATAATCTTATTAGAGAAAATCTTGAAGCCAACATTAATACATTCATAGACGATCAATTCTTTGATAGCCAACCTCTGCCTTCTAATATGAGTAAGTGGGTATGGGTAGACGAAATCTTTTACTCAGCGGGGGTTACTGGGGATGCAGGAGTTCGTTATCTTTATGCTTTGGATGGGTTTCTATTTAATAGTGAGGAACAAGGTGTACCTAATGTGCTAATTACTGGGGATAAAAGATATGTACATAGAAACCAACCGCAAAGGATTTATTTCCAAAGTAATTTCTTAACAAACATAGAAGTTAGAGATCAATATGGCTCTTTTTATAATCCAACATGGGATTCTACAGATATTCTAGGCGATAATACTAAGTATGTTCAAAGTTTACAAATAGATACCTATTTTAGAGGCCCCCAAGGTTCAAGACCCCCAGGTCCTATTGATTATATTGATTATACATTCACATATAGTAATGCGGACCCGGTAACAGTAAGATTTGAGATTTATGAGGATTGCAAGTATGAACTTCTTAATATTGTTTATAAAAATAAGTGGGGAGTTTTAGAAAGTATACCATTTTCTGCTAAAGCGATGTCATCTCTAGAAACAACAGGAACCGATTTTGAAAGAAGTATTCTTGATTACAACGGAAACTACGATATCACAAGACATACCACTAAACAATTTAATGTTAGTGGAAATGATTCTATGACAATTAATACAAACTGGATGCCTGAATACATGAATGAGGCATTTAAAGAATTAATGCTTTCGGAAGAGGTTTGGTTAGTTAGAAGCGAAACAGATATTACGCCTATAATCAAAGAGGATTCTAAGATAGATTTCAAAACACAATTGAATGATAAACTTATTCAATACACAATGAAGATTAAGTTTAGTCATTCCACAATAAAAAATATACTATAATGAAAGTAAGCATTTATATAGGTGAAGATAAACTAGATCTTTTTAACGACGAAAAAATAAGTATTACACAGAAGCTGAATGATATAGAAAAGTTAAGTAATGTCTTTACTGACTTTACTAATTCATTTACAGTTCCGGGTACACCAAACAACAATAGGATTTTGAAACACTATTATGATGTTGATGTTGATGGTAGTTTTAATGCTAATATAAGAATAGATGGATTTATTGAAATAGATACATTACCTTTTAAGTTTGGTCAGTTTCAATTAGAAGGTGTTACGGTAAAACAAAACAGACCTGATAACTACAAGATAACATTTTATTCAAAAGCAGTTCAGTTATCAAAATTATTTGGTGATGACACAATAGATCAATTAGATTATATTACAGTTGATGATGTTAAAGTAAAAACTTTTGATAGTTTATCACAATTTGATTATGTTTATAGTCAAACAAGCCTTTTAGATTCATTAAATAACTCATCATTCAAAGGAGGTAATGTAATAACACCTTTAATAGCATATACAGATAGAGCATGGCAGTATGGCACTAATAATGCCAGTGATATATCAAATAGTAGTTATCCAATTTTAGATACTGAATTAAGACCAGCATTAAAAATTATTAGAATAATTGAGGCAATACAAGTTAGATATGGAATAACATTTAAAAGTAATTTATTTAATGAAACATTTTTTAATAAATTATTTATGTGGATGAATAACACTACTAAAGTAACAGCAAATAAACAACTAATTTTATTAGATACATTTACTGAAAATGATCCAAGTTTATATTATTCTAATGTTTCTAAAACTGATAATACATTTTCTTTTACTGATAATGCATATTTATATGATCCAGACAATAGAATGAATATATCTGTATATTTATTTGATTTAACAAGTAGAACTGGTGCAAGTATAGCAGGTGCTGATTTTATATATGAAATCTTTGATGACGATGGTAATTTGGTTCATACTGAAACAAGACAAGTTCCATCATCACCACAAAATCTATTTTTTAACTATTTTATTCCACAATCAGATGTTCCAAAGAATTATTCATTTAGATTTAAGGTATTATCAACAGTTGATTATATATTTAGTAGTTCATTACTTATATTTTCTAACAACTTTGGTTCAGGTCCTTATGATACAGTTAGAATAACAGGTGCTGATATACAATATGTAACAGTTGAGAATAGCCTACCAAAGATGAAAGTTATAGATTTTTTACAAGGAATAATGAAAATGTTTAAACTTGTTATAAGACCTATAACAACTACTACATTTTATATTGATACATTAGATAATTTTTATGATTTTAATAATCCTTTTATTAAGGCAAACATATTAGATATAACCAAGTATGTAGATACTACTAATGTGAATATAGATAGACCATCAATATATAAAAAGATAGAGTTTCTTTACCAGAAAACTGAAAATGTTTTAGGTAAAAGATTTAGAGAGACAATAAATGATCCAGTAAATAAAATAATTGGTTATGGTGACTTAAAAAGTTTTTATCCACAGATTGCAGAAGATAATGATTTAAAAGTTGAATTGCCATTTGAGAATATGTTATTTGAGAGAATGACTATACAACCACCAAATGTAAATGAAGGAGAACTTACTGAGATATGTATTGGTGAAAGTTATTCTTTAAACCAAGACCAAATCACAGTATCAAGAAATGATTCAAAACCAATTTTATTTTTTAATAATGGAATTGTTGATATATCAGCAAGTCCACTTAAAATAAAGTTTAGTATATCATCAGTTCAAACATTAAACTTAATATACAACATTGGTAATACAGATAATCAAGTGTTTGATGATGTTACACAAACTATTAACTGGGGTGCTGAAATAGATCCTTGGCATTTAGTTCAAGTAGATAAATCACTATTTAATAATTTCTGGTCTAACTGGTTAGCAACTATATATTCACCTAAGCAGAGAAAATATAAGTTTGAGTCTTATCTTCCTCCTAGATTTATTCAGGAACTGTCCCTTAATGATAGATTAATTATTGGACAATATCGATACAAAATAAATGATTTCACTATAGATCTGGTAACAGGTAAAACAACATTTAATTTGTTTACTGATATCTATTATTAAAACACAGGAGATTAATTTAGTTTTTAGATAAATAGAATAAAATACTTAATATATGAATAAGAAAACTTTATTAGATCTTACAGTTCAGGACTATTTAATGATTAAAGCATTAGACGGAAAACCTGAGGAGCTAATCAGAAAAGAATTAATAAGACATTTCAAATTAGAAGATATATCATTGTCAGATTTAGATCAATTTTTAATCGATCTTAATACAGCAATGCGTCAGACACCCCGATTTATTCAAAGATTTGAACTTGATGGTATAGAATACGGTTTCATCCCTAATCTAGATACAATAACGGCTGCGGAATGGATAGATATAGATACTTATCAGAAAGATGATGACAATATTCACCGTCTTCTTTCCATTTTATATAGACCTATTGTTAAAACGAAAACAATTTTCAACTTCTTCGGTTTATTATCAGATGAAAATTATACAATTGAAAAATATAACGGTACTAGCGAATCTCTAAGAAAGGCTCCACTTGAAGTATATTTAGGTGCAACCCAATTTTTTTTTCGTTTAAGCGAGAAATTATTAGCAGATTTGTTTATCTCTACCCAGAAAGAGACAGTGAATTATCTGATAACAGACAAAACGTTAACTACACAGCAGAAAATCAATTTGCTGAAGAGTTTAGATGGTATAATTTAATATTTAGGGCTGCTAATGAAGATTATACTAAGATAAATTCGGTTTTAGAATCATCTGCTTTAGAATTCTTGATGTACATTAATTACTATATCAAGAAACAAGAATTAGAAAAAAATAGATTAAGAACAAAATGATAAGCGAAACGGTTAAATTACTTCAAAGCAAAAGTTATTATAAATTAGGCACGGTAGTGGAAATAGCAAAAGGCAGGTATGAATCATACAGCATCAAAAATATCCTGTCTAAAATCAAAAGAAAAATCAAGAATACACTATGAGCGATTTGAATAAGATCATTTCTATCAGTTTAGATGATAAGACTAAAACTGGTTTAGATAATATAGATCAAACTTTTAAAGACGTCGATCAGTCTATCAAGGGAGCTGAAAAGACATCATCGAATTTAAGACAAGAACTTAAACAACTTCAGAGGGATCTTTTATCTGGTAAATTTACAGGTGAAGAGTTTGCTCAGGCTACTGCTAAAGCGGGTGAACTTAGAGATACTATTGGAGATCTTAACGGAAGAATTAAAGTACTTGCATCAGATACACAAACTCTAGATGGTTTAATATCTGCGGCTGAAGGTTTAGCTGGAGGATTTGCTATCGCCCAGGGTGCAGCTGCTTTATTGGGTGGTGAAAATGAAGAACTTCAGGAGACACTCTTAAAAGTTCAATCCTCAATGGCAATTCTTCAAGGATTACAATCGGTTGCAAATGCTCTTCAGAAGGAAAGCGCAGCCGCAATATTAGCTTCAAATGTAGCTGAAAGAATAAATAATTTTATCAAAACCGGTAAAATTTCGCTTGCTAAACAAGAAATTGTAACTACTGAGGCTCAAACAGTAGCAACAACAGCTTCAACTGCAGCCACAACCGGGGCTACAACAGCAATGAGATTATTTAGAATAGCTCTTTTAGCTACGGGTATTGGTGTGGCAGTTGTAGCAATAGGTGCTTTAGCGGAGGCAATGGATTTGTTTGGCAATAATACAAAGGATGCTACCCAAGAACTTGAAAATTTTAAAAATGAAATGTCTCTGCGTGAAGACATGTATAAATTTGACAATGATCTTATAGACCAAAATGAAAAACTTGCTTTAGCTGCAGCAAAGAAAAGAGGTGCAAGTGAGGAAGAATTAACTAAAATAATAATAGATGCCAAAAGAAAAAGATTAGCCGAAGCTGATGAAGAGGTAAGAAAAAATGCAGAATATGCGGATAATCAACTTAAGGCAGGGAAAAGATTTACCGAAGAATTTATTAAGAAATCTAAAGAAGATCTTGATAATCAGAAAAAATTTAGGGATGATCTAGAAGTTGCAATAGCAGAAGCAGATGCGGATGCTGACCAAAGAAAAAGAACACGGGAGGAAAAAGCTGCTAAAGATGCCGAAGCTGCGAGGGTTAAAAGATTCGAGAAAGAAAAGGCAGATACAATCAAGAACGGTGAAGATATTCAATCAGCTCTTAATCGTATTGCTAAAAAGAGAGTAGATGATGAAATAGCCTTAAAAGCTGAAGCTGATGCTATTCTAAAAGGAGTTAAAGAATGGGCTGAAACACCTGCTCAGAAACTCGAAAGAGAATATTTAGAAGAAAAAGCTATACTTGAAAAAGCTCATGCTAATACTTTAACTTTAACTGCTAAATTTATCACTGAGAAGAAAGCTTTAGAGGATGCTGGAAAACAGAAACAGCAAGATGATGATAAAGCTAGAAGAGATAAAGAAATCTCAGATGAACAAATTCTTGCTGATGCAAAACGAGCTATTACACTCAGTTATTTAGATTCAGCATCCGGTTTAATCGGTATTGTAAAAGCTTTAGGTGAAAAGAATAAAGGATTACAAAGAATTGCACTTATAGCTGATAGTGCAGTAGGTATAGCTAAAGTTATAATTAACACACAAGCTGCCAATGCTGCTGCTTTAGCAAAATACTCACCTATACCTGGTGGTGCAGCTATAGCCGCTGCAGAAATAACTGCAAATAAAGTAGCTGCTGGTGTCGGTATTGCTGCTAACTTAGTTGCAACATCTAAAGCTTTATCTGCTCTTGGCGGAGGTGGAGCTGGAGCAGGTAATGCAGGTGGAGCAGGGGGAGCAGGAGCACCTCAAGCGCAATTCAACATTGTTGGGCAATCCTCTACTAATCAACTTGCTGGAGTAATTGCTAATAGACCTGAACCTTTACTTAGAGCATTTGTAGTTGCATCTGATGTTTCTACTCAACAAGCTCTTGATAGAAATAGAATAAACAATTCTACTTTTATATAAAAGTTAACATAATTAAAAATTAAGTTTTTACCAATATGAATAAGAATATAGAATCATTTTTAGTAAACTATGAATCAGAAGAAGACGGGGATCTTTATGCTGTTAGTATAGTTGATGATCCAGCTAATGGATTCGAATTTATTGCCATGGATAATAAAAAAGCTTCAATCAAACTAAAAGCTGATAAGCAAAAACAAATTCTTTATGGTATTGTTCTTAGGCCGGACCAAAAGATCTATAGAGAATTTGAAGATGGCACACCTTACTTCCTAATTTTTGATGCACCCACCATTGAAAGATTCTCACAGGATCTTATGCGTAAAGGTTATCAATTAAATTCTACTTACAACCATGATGGCAATCTTTGGTTAGACGATTCAGTTATAGTGGAACAATGGATCGTTCAAGATCCAAACAACGATAAATTAAATGCTATCGGTTTCTCAGATCTTCAAACAGGAGACTGGGCAATTGGTATGAAACTCTCAGATAAATCATGGAATGAATATGTTTTATCTGGTAAGGCTAAAGGATTTAGCATTGACTCCTTTATCCAATTTGAAAAATTAAACTTTAATAAAACCCAAACAACAATGAAAAAACCAAGTTTCTTACAAAGACTAGTTAATTTGTTTGCTGAAGGTAACGTTTCTCTTGCAACAGTCACATCTGATTTAGGAGAACTTACAGCTGATGCATTTGAAGTAGGCAATATTGTTTATGATGAAAATATGCAACCCCTTTTGGATGCAGAATTTATTGTAGGCGATTTTAAATACGAAACAGATTCAACTGGTATGATCTATGAGGTTAAATCCGCTACTGAAGAATTAGAAGAGCCTGTATTAGAGACTCCAGCTATTCCAACCGGTCTTGCTGAGATAGCCCCTGAGGATGTTACTGCTATTGAAGATGCTACTACTGCTATAGTTGATGAAACAACTAAAGCTATTGAAGATGTAGACATTCAAGCGTTAAAAGACCAAATCGCTACCCTAACCGCTGAGATTGAAAAGTTAACAACTGCTCAAGCTGATGTTTTAAATGCGAATCAAACAATGGAAACAGAATTAGCTACATTAAGAGCTAAAGAAGCTTCTACAAAGTTAAGAGCCGGCGGTAAATCTGCAATCTCTCTAACAACAACTGAAAAATCTACTGAAAGCGCTTTAACAGCAATTTCTAGAATAACAAACAAACAAACTAACTAAAAATGGCACAAACTAACACTGTCAATTCTCAATTCGTTGGTGCTTTAGCGGGAGAAATCTTCGTTCAAGCATACAAGAAAGCTGACACAATCGGAAAAGGAATGATTACTGTCCTTCCAAACGTAATCGGTACTGGATATTTACCTAAAATATCTCACTCTCAATCTTTGGCTGAGTACTCTTGTGGTTTTACACCAGCAGGAACTGTAACTTACACTGATAAAGCTGTAGCTACTAAGAAATACGAAATCAAAGACGAATTCTGTAAAGATGATTTCCACGCAACATTCCAAGCTCAAGCAGCTGGTTTATTCGGAGCTAACAATGAAATCCCTGCTACTATCGCTGATGCTATCCTATTAGCTATGGTTTCTAACGCTGGTGCAATCATAGATGCTCAAATCTGGCAAGGTACAGGTACAACTGGTAACTTCTCTGGTTTAATCGCACAATTCGTTGCAGATGGTGACGTAGTTGATGTATTAGGCGTAACTGGAGGTGTAACTGTTACTAACGTTCAAGATGAGCTTGCTAAAGTTTACAATGCAATCCCAGAAGAAATCATGAACGGAACTGATTTAGTAATGGCAGTTTCTCCAGGAGTTGCTAGAGCTTACAAACAATCTCAAGTAGCTAACTACATGGTTGGTTCTCCAGTAGGTGATAAAGTTCTTGACTACATAGGAGTAAGAATGGAATCTATTGCAGGTCTTCCAGCTAACACAATCGTAGCTTACAGAGTTAAAAACTTAGGTTTCTTAACTGGTTTAGAAGCTGATCTTAATGAGGTTAGAGTTATCGATCTTGATGCAGCTGACGGTTCAGGATTACTTAGAACTAAGATGGTATTCAACGCAGGTGTTGGTTACTCATTCGGTACTGAAATTGTTTACTACAGACCAGCATAATCAAACGGGAGTCTTTTAAAAAGACTCCCATTATTAAAAAACTAAATCAAAAAACTATAATATGGCTTGTGATATAACAAAAGGAAAAGCTTTATTAGAATGTAAAGATGCGGTATCTGGTTTAAAAGCCGTTTACTTATCTAATTTTGGTGAATTTGAATTCGCTGTAGGTGCTGGACCAGGTGCTTCTCTTCAAGAGATAACTGGTATTACTGGCGCTACAGCAGCAGATTTCTACAAATATGAATTGAAAAATAGTGGAAACACTTTTCAGCAAGACATTACATCTTCTAGAGACAACGGTACAACTTTCTTCACTCAGACTTTAAACTTTGTTCTTACAAAGCTTTCAGCTGAAATGGAGTTTCAAGTTAAGATGATGGCTTGGGGTAGACCTCAAATCATCGTAGAAGCAAACAGTGGAACATTCTTCCTAATGGGTAGAGAACACGGTTGCGAAATAAGTGGTAACTCACAACTTCAAGGAACAATGGATTCATTGAACGGTTATACACTTACTGGAGTAGGTATGGAAAAAGAACCAATCTTTTATTTACAATCTTCAGCAATTACATTTGTAACAAATAACGTTTCCACTAATAACATCTAATAAAATGTTATCAATATAAAAAGGGATCTTTAACGGATCCCTTTTTTTTGTGCAGTGATATTTTGCTATGTATGTTGACACTTCAGTAGTTTATTGTTTTTAGATAAATACAAATAAAGTATGTCTATAAAAGTAATACAAATATCCGATATTCCTTCAGGTCCTTTGACTGTAGATTCTACTCTTATCACTGTTGATTCAACCATTATTACTGCTGATCAAACTATTAATTACATTCCAAATTCTAATGATCACGTTTTAAAAGTGATTCCTAGATTTTACGAGACAGATGTTAAGTTGGTTTTATGGAATGAATTAAAAAGTACTGAAACTATACTTGAATGTACAGCAGGGATAACGGGAGGTTATATCGAAGTTCCGTTTACTCATTTTTTATCAGAAGGAGATAGTTTAGAAACTAAAGTAACTGACATGGATGATAAATTAATGTGGAGAGGTAAAATATATGCAACATCTCAAACAGATTTGGAGAACTTCACATTGAATCCAAGGAATAATAATAATATTATAAAAATATAATGAAAAAAACAAGATTACATGTAGTTAAAATGAACAACTACACAAAGATTGATACTCAATCACTATTGGCTCAATCTACCAAATGGTTAACAAATGGTCCTGATAACTCATACTTCTATACGGTAGAGAAAGCTTATTTAGGATCACCTACCAACCAGGCAATCATAGATAATTATTCTAATTACATCATAGGTGAAGGTATCGAAGATAAAACAGGATTAATAGACGTTGATTCTTATCTATCTGAAGAGGATCAGAGATTAGCAATTAGTGATTTTAAGATACACGGGGCTTGTGCTTTTCAAGTTATTTACAAAATAGGTGGAGGAATTTCTAAATTATACTACGTACCTACAAAGTGCTTAGCTGTAAATAGGGAACCAGATGTTACCGATGAACCAACAGGTTATTGGTATTCATTTGATTGGCAATTAAGAACTAAATTTAGACCCGAATTTTATCCTGCATTTGGTTTTGGTAATAAGTTACAAACTGAGATTCTTTATATTAAGAGACACAGTCCTCAACCTATTTATGCTCTTCCGGATTGGCAATCAGGTATTCAATACTGTCAAACTGAGGAAGAACTATCTAACTATTACGTAAACCACATTAAGAATAATTTCTCAGCTGGTAAAATAGTGAATGTTAATCAAGGAATTCCTGCAGACGACGCGGCTCAAGAAGAAGCAGAAAATGCAATCAAATCCCAATTATCAGGTTCATCTAATGCTGGGCAAGTTATTATTTCTTTCAATGAGAATAAAGAGAATGCTACAACAGTAGATACTATCGAAATTAATGATGCTTATTCACAATTTCAGTTCCTTTCCGAGGAATGCAAGACTAATATCATGCTATCTCATAAGGTAAATAATAAAATCCTATTCGGATTACCAAATCCTTCCGGGTTTAGCTCTGCTGCGGATGAAATGGTTCAAGCTCTTAAACTTCTTTATAGATCACAAATTAATCCTTCCAGAAGAATTATATTGAACGGTTTAAACAGAGCATTTAAAACTATAAATCCTCTTTGCGAATTACAATTCGCTGATTTCGAAGAACTTAGGGTTGAGGAAACAAATACTATACAATAATGGCTACTACTATTTTAATTAAAAATGACGAGTTAACTAGAAATACTATATTAGGTGGTAATATAGATGTTGATAGATATCTTAGTTCTATTAAAGCATGTCAAAATACTTACGTGAAACCGCTTTTAGGTAGCGTGCTTTACAATAAGATCTCGGTGGATTTTGAAAATGACGATCTAGAGGGTCTTTATTTAACCCTATATGAGGATTATGTTAAGGAACTTGTAATTCATGGTTCTGCTGAAATCTATCTTACAAACGGAGCATATATGGTTTCTAATAATGGAATCACAAAGATGAAATCTGATTCTGCTGAAACTGTTAGCAAAGAAGAACTTGATTTTCTTGTTCAATCGTCTAAGAAACTTTATGCTTTATACGAGAGAGAGTTTTTTAAATGGATCAAAGAAAACCCATTGCCCGAGTATCCGATAGAATCAACACCTTCTAAAAGAAATATAAATATCGGGGGTTGGGTATTACGAAGAAAAAATTGTTAATGAAAAAAGAATATAAAATCAAAGAAGCTCATATAGTAAGACTAAATGCTCTTCTTAAAAAGATTGAAACAATAAAACAAGATAAGGATGTCACAGATAATCAACGTAGGATTAGCGGCTAATGATGGCACGGGAGATCCGTTAAGAGATGCTTTCATTAAAGTTAATGAGAATTTTTCGGATATTAATGATTTTCTAGTGAATGTTCTCACAACTTCTAGTGAGATATCAATTAGTCAAATAACAGGATTACAAACAATTCTGGATGATCTAGAATATCAGGTCACATTGATTCCTCTTTTACAGGACGACATCAATAGTATCAATTCCACAATCAACACAATCAACACAATTTTAAACGACCAGAATGTATCTATTACTGATCTTTATAGTATTGTAGATGATTTACAACAACAGATTTTTACAAAAATTGGTGAAGCACCTATTGATGGACAACAATATGTTAGACAAGATGCTGAATGGGTTGTTGCAACAGGAGTAACATTTTCACAATTATTAGAAAATGTAACACCTGATGGTTATTTAGGTTTAAGATTACAACCTGCAAGTGCTTCTAATAATGGATTCTACATAAATAAATCTACAAATCAATCAGTTGGTTACTATGCAAGAAATACTGATAATGTAGGTAATGCTGCAGTGTCTGCACTTTATCTTGGTGGTTCAGGAGGTTTATATGATAACTATGTGAGTTTATTTCATGCAAATGCTGGTTACTCTATACCATATTTAAGCAACAAGAATGGTTTAATTTCAAATAATGATTTATTCTTTATTGGATGGCAAGGAGCATCATTTGATTTTGTAACAAGCACAGGCACATTTGGTAGTGAAACAAGTAAGTTTAGAATTACAAATAGTGGTACAGTTAGTATAGGAGTTACACCAAGTTTAGATAACACAACAACTGATATATTAGGTAGAAAAGCAGATGGAACAATTGTTAGAATTGATAAATCTTCTATTGTAGATGATGTACCAACTAAAACATCTGACCTTATAAATGATGGTGATAATGGTACAAGTCATTTTATTTCTTTAGAAGATTTACCAAGCACACTTACTTTGTATCCTACAACAACAGCTTCTGGTATTGGTGGTTACAATACATTAGTAACATCAATTACAGACCCTGTTTACAATACTACTGCAGTAGATATAACTACAGGAGCAATTACAGGAACAGACCAATTTATTGCAGGACTGATAACAGAACCTGGTTTAATAATTGGTAATCCTGGTGTCTTTAATATGACAACTATTGGTAACATTAGAAAAACATCAGGTTCAGGACAAGCAGAGTTTTATTTTACTGTTTATAAAAGAGATGCTGCTGGAACTGAAACACTAATTTTACAATCAAGTAATACACCACAAATCACATCTGCTATTTATACAGAGTTTAATGCAAGTGGTTTATGGAATGATGGTATATTTATCTCAACAGATAGAATAGTATTAAAGTTTTATGGAACAAAAATAGGTAGTGGTTCAAATCCAACTTATGATTTTCAATTTGGTGGAACTGCTCCAGTAAGAAGTATAGTTCCAGTTCCTTTGAATGTTATACCAGTTTTATCTTTAGATGAACTTACAGATGTTACTATTAGTGCTGCGACCAATAACCAACTATTAGCTTATGAAGCATCAACACAATTATGGAAAAATAGAAATATAAATGATTTAATTGAAGATTTTAACAGAACTCAAGGAATATATCACTTTGAAGAGTTTATGGGTAGTAATGCCGGTAGTGTTTCTACAACTTATTCAAATGTCATAACATTAGCTAGTGGTAATGCTACTGCAAGAACAACAGGAACAACTAATAGAACTAATCAACAAGGTATTATACTACATTCAACAGGTACTGCTGCAACAAATTTTGCGGGATATAGTTTAGGTAACTCGTCGTTATATATTGGTTCAGGCACAATTAGCCTTGAAACTTATATTACAATTAATACATTATCAACAGTAACTGAAAGATTTTTCACATTTTTCGGATATGTCACACCATCAAACTGGCAAAGTAGTGCAAATGCTATATTCTTTTCTTATGATGAAGGTGGTGTTGTTTATTTTGCTGGCACACCATCACCAAATTGGAAATGTTACACAAGAGCTGGTTCAACAGTTACTATGACAATAACAACAATACCAGTTGTTGGTGACCAGTGGTATAAATTAAGAATAGATATTAACGCAGCGGCATCAAGTGTAACCTTTTTTATAGATGGAGCTTTAGTTGCCACTCACGCAACAAATATACCTGCATCAACAACAGCGATGAGTATAGTTAGTTTAATGAATAAAACAGTAGGTACATCAGCTAGAACAATGTTAACTGATTACTTTATGTATAAAGAAATATTTACAACACCAAGATAAAACTATGACAATATATATTTACACACAAGGAAATAGTACAATAGAAACTATAAACATAAATGAAATACCAGAAGGTGTTTCTTATGAAACTATTGAAAGAGAAGAAACTATTGATACTGTTTATTTAATACAACAGGCTCTTGAAATAGATTTATTCTATACTACACTTATCTCTGAATTATTAAGAAAACATATTGAAAAGTTAAGTATTGATTTAATACCTATTCCCCAAACTGCTATTGACGAAAGAGATAGATTAAGAGCTGAATGCAATCAAAAGATCTTGGATTTAGGAATCACAAGTTTCGCTTACAGACAACAAAACATAAAACTATAAAAATGACAATCACAAATATCAACATCGGAACCGTTGCTAATGATGGAACAGGGGATACACTAAGAGGTGCATTCAATACTGTCAATGACAATTTTCAGGAGGTGCAATCTAGCTTTGCCTCACAAGTTACTGAAGAATCTTTAGCTATTACCTTGGAAGACTATGTAACTACCCAGGAATTACAGGATATTACCGACCCAATAGGAGAAGATATCGCTTCTTTATTCACTGGTTTGGACGGAAAAGCTAACACGGTACACACTCACAGTATTTCTAATATCACTGGTTTACAATCTTCTTTAGATAGTAAAGCTACGCTAACACAGTTAAATGCACAAGTTGCCAATCTAAATAATGCAATTTCTCAAATAAATATTGTCTTAGCAGATCTTATTTCTAGAATAGAAGCATTGGAAGCCTAAAAAATACACTTAATGAATAAAATGACCGAGATATTATTAACACTGAAAAATGCTACAGTTAATCTTTTAGCTATCGTATTTGTATTTTTATCACCAATCCATGGTATGTTATTAACTACCGGACTTTTTGTCGTAGCGGACACTATATTTGCCGTTTACGTGGCAGTTACCCTGGGGGGTTGGGCAGAATATAGAAGTTGCAAACTTTTCAACCTTGCACCAAAATGTTTTTTTTATCTTGGCAGCGTAATATTAGCATTTTTAGTTGATACCTTCATAGTTGCCGTACCAATTTGGGGAATACCCTTATTAATAACTAAAATAGTTTGCGGATTTTGGGTGTATACTGAAATAAAATCCCTAGACGAAACCTCACAAAAATTAGGAAATAAATCTTTTTGGCAGGTAATAAAAGAATTGATGTCAAAAAGTAAAAGGATCAAAAAAGATATTAATGATTTAACAAAAGAAGAATAATGGTAACAAGTGCACAAGCATTAAAAAAATATGGGGATCCTACTAAAGAATCAAACATGGCTCTATGGGATGTACCAACAGAATTGGAAATAGGTGTGATACCAAAAAGACTTTATTGTAATAAGGATCTAGTAGCCCCGCTTACACAGGCATTCAAAAATCTGATCTCAAGAGGGTTTGTAAACGAATTAAAAACCTGGGATGGATGTTTCAATATCAGAAAGAAAAGAGGTTTAGCTAGCATGTCATTGCATTCCTGGGGTATTGCAATCGACGTAAATGCTGCATGGAATGGTCTTGGTAAAACGCCAGTACTATCGGCAGGGTTTGTTAAGTGCTTTACTGATGCTGGTTTTGATTGGGGCGGAACTTGGACAAGAAAGGATGGAATGCATTTTCAATTAAATAAGATATAAATTTCATTTTATTTTTTGAAATGTTATGTAATTTTGCCCTACCGTAATTTGGTCGGGCTTTTTTTTTACAGATATATAAATAAAAACTAATATGGAAATAGAAATTTGGAAAGATGTTACTGGATATGAAGGTCAGTATCAGGTTAGCGATTTAGGAAGAGTTAGATCTTTTAAAAGCGGGAAGATCAGAATACTAAACCCTACGATGAATTCAAGTGGTTATTATATAGTAAATTTACATATAAATAGTATAAAAAAACTTATTAGGATTCATCAATTAGTTGCAATTGAATTTTTACATCATCCACCGGATGGGTATAAAATGGATGTAGATCACATAAATGGAATAAAAACTGATAATAGATTAGAAAATCTAAGAATAGTAACTCACGGGGAAAATACAAATTTAGGTTTAGATAGGAAAGCCACATCATCCGCATATAAAGGGGTTAGCTGGAATAAATTAAGTAATAAATGGCAAGCACAAATAGGAATAAACGGCAGGATAAAATATTTAGGTAGATTCGATAAAGAAGAAGATGCTGCAAATGCTTATAATGAAGGTTTAAATAAAATTAATAATAAAAATATGATCACACTTTTTGATTTTACCTATCCCCCAATAGATCTTTCCGATCCGATTAGAAATGAAAAATATCCATTCACCTATTACCCAAATTGTGGAGCCCTTGTTCCCGACGAGGGAAT